TTTGACAACATCATTGCGATTACGGAGATCGGTAGTGACCTCGATGAAACAGAAAAAGAAGACGCGCAGCCAGTTGCAGCGGCAATTGTCGCAAGTCAAATTGCAACTTCGGCAGCAGCATCAGCAGTTCGCTCGACGGGCGGAACGCCAAGTAGTGGCGGTGGGGGCGGTGGTGGTGCGGGCGGTATGGACAAGCCTCGCAGCAATCAAAAAGGAAAGCAACGTGATTAAAAGAATTATCCTTGATTTAATCGGCGGAGCCTGGACAGTACTTGGGCTTTTGTTCGCTGTGGTCGTTCTGCCCGAGGGGGGAACGCAGACTACGATGGCAACACTATTTGTTCTACTAACACTTGGGTGGCTCATCACTGGTCCACTACGCTGGAAGGAATAACATGAAGTTCAAAGTCAAGTCGCAACTGGATCACGTAGAGAAGGGTGGAATCCTCGACGATTGCGGACCCTCCAGCACGGCAGCCGCCGTTGCGTGGGCATCTGGATACAAGGTCGACCCGTCTGCTGGCGATGGCATCAAGGCAAAGGCAAAGGCAACAGGGTTCGTGGAGAAGGAAGGCGTGTCCGACAACGGCTCGTCCCTCGGTGACCTGATCAAGACCGCCAAGGAGATGGGTGCCAAGGCACGATACGCCAAGTCATGGGATGACGTTGTAATCTCTGCGCATCGTGGTGCTGGGCTCATTATCTGGGTTCAGCAGGCTGTTGATTACCCGTCCGTGGAAATCAGCGAGTGGCACAAGAAGTGGCAGAACTACTGGTTGAAAAAGGATAAGAAGCACATTACGCAGGGATATGGTCACATGACCGCTGCTGCGTGGCATGCTGTTGATGGATGGCAGTGGGCATGTCCTACCCGAAAGGGAAAAGGCAACGAGAAGTTCGGGGTCGTTGTGACCGAAGAGCAACTCAAGCAGATTGCTGCAAGCAAGAAGAAGATCACTGGTGGCGCTGCCCACAAGCACGTCGTCATCGTGGAATGGAAGTAAGGAGTCAGAATGTATAGCGACATCAAGGCGGGTATCCGCTGGATCATTGACAACACTGGCGTAGACGAGGCGTTGATTGAGTTCTTCCGAACTTTCGTCACCGTTTCTATCTCAGTCGCCCTCGGACTTGGCATCCCGCTCCTGGACATTAGCGGCGGAGACTTCCGCACGGTCCTGTCGGCTGGCTTGGCGTCAGGTCTCCAGGTCCTCATCAAGTTCCTTGACCCAAAGAACACCTCGTTCGGGATTAAGGAAAAGTCACCAGAAGACAAGGCTGCCGCAGAAAAGCAGTTTGACATTTAATCGTGAACGTATCTGAACTTGCCCCAGTACTTACTGGGTGCCATGTCTGTCGAAGTCCTCTTGTTGAGTTAATTAACAAAAGGATGAAGGATGGAATGCCAGACATGAAAATTGCTGACTGGCTAAAAACCGAAGGGTACTACATCAGTCGCAATACGCTTGGGAAGCACAAGCGTGAACACCTGACGACACCTCACGAATCTGCCCGCATTGAAGCGGTTAAGAAGATGGAGCAGGCGCAGAAAACGATCAAGGCAACCCATAGGGACCTTGCGACGCTGGTTAGGGATTTTGTATTTTCCGAAGTAGAAACTGGGGCGATGGCTCCAACGCTCTCCGAGGGTTTGCGAGCACAAGAAATGATCGACAAGCGGAACGACAAGACCGCCGATCGGGACCTTATGGTCTCACTAGCGCAAATCCTCGGCGGGGCTACCACTACGTATGAAATTATCGAAGCCAAGCCAGTTCAGGAAATTCAGGAATGACAAAGGACTGGGTGTACGTCGGCGGGACATTTGACATGTTCCACTACGGTCACATGAACTTCCTCCGTGAGTGCCAGAAGTATGGTCCAGTTATTGTTTCACTAAACACTGACGATTTTGCTTCTCGGTACAAAAGGGCTCCGATTATGACGCTTGGAGAACGTATGGAGGCGCTTGCTGGGTGCAAGTACGTCGACGACATTTGTGTCAACATTGGTGACGAAAACTCAGGGTTGACCATCGATAGGATTACCGACCGACAGATCGCTTACATTGCACACGGGGACGACTGGTTCGGTCAAGACCTTCTCGATCAACTAGGAATCGACGATGACTGGCTAACAAACAGAGCAATCAAAATGATGTACGTCCCTTATACCAAGGGGATATCTACATCAGACATTATTGGGAGGATCAATGGCGACACTAACGGCGATTGTGACTGCTCACGAGGATGAGCAGAACCTTCGACGAATCCTAACGGATCTTCACGAATGGCAGGTTCGGAAAGCAGACGAGATCATCGCCCTGGCGTCGGACATCGACCTGACCGCTTTGCGATCCGAGTTCCCGAAGGTACGCTTCTACGAGGAGCCAAACCTGGGGGACTGGGGTCACGCAAAGCGGGCAAAGGGGCTTGACCTTGCAACCTCGGACTACGCTGGGTGGTTCAACCACGATGACTCCTACCACCCAGATTACATCCTAGACATGATGAGACTTGCAGAGTCTGGCAATGATGTGGTATACTGTGGGTGGTCTAAAGACTCACAGCCTAAGTTTAAATCTGGACGTTCTACTTCTGGAAACTATATCGTCCAGATTGACAAGGGAAGGGCTGCTGGGTACTCCGATCGCCACTACGAGGCGGACGGAACCTTTATCAACAGAATTGTAGACAAGGCAAATTCTATTGTCTTCTGCGATCGAGTTCTATACTATCATAACGAGGTGCGATAATGGCACGCAGTGCAGCATGGCAACGCAGCGAAGGCAAGAACCCGAAAGGCGGTCTTAACGCCAAGGGTCGAGCATCCTACAAGGCGCAGACTGGTGGCACGTTGAAGGCTCCCGTCAAGAAGGGCGACAACCCACGACGCGCATCATTCCTTGCTCGCATGGGAGGGATGCCAGGACCAGAACGTGATGAGAAGGGTCGACCGACCCGACTGCTGCTAAGTCTACAAGCGTGGGGCGCAAGCAGCAAGGCTGATGCCAAGAGCAAGGCTTCTGCAATCAGCACACGTAACAAGGGGACTCGTGGTCGGTAATGAAACTGCACGAGATCTGGCTCTCGGTCGCACTGACATCGAGTTCTTTGCTCGGCGCTGGCTCAATATCGATGGGCACCGAGGACAAATTGACTGGTGGAAAGCCTGTGCAGAGCGAGATGACTCAGGGTATCGACCAAGATACCTTACCACGGTTGTATCCGCGGGAAATCGTGCGGGGAAAACGATGGCGATGGCGATCCTCTGCCTTCATCACGCCTTGTACAAAATGGGCATTCAACAGCCAAAACCTGACGATCCCTCAGATGCCCGAAGATGGTCAAACATCCCGTACGAATGGTACCACGTAGGAATCCAGCAAGAAACTGCTGAACTCGTTCACCGAGAGATTGCATCAATCCTCTCTGGTAATCACCCAGCCCAAAAGGGAAAAGGGTGTGCACTTACGAAAGAACTCGGAAACATTGCCACACTGGACAAGAAGTACCGAGGAGAATACCTCTGGATTAAGTTCCACCCAGTAGTTGGTGGGGCGAGCATTCACTTCCGAACAACACAGGAGAAAGCGAAGGCGCTTCTCGGGAAGGACATGAATGGGATCTCGTTCGACGAGGCGGCATTCGAGCCCCACTTGGTGGAGATCTACCAAGAGGTCCTCAACCTCCGACGCCTCTCCACGGGTGGTCCGCTCCACTTCATCGGAACGCCGACGGAAGGCATCGGCGACTACTCCGACCTCTGGGAAATGGGAAATCCCGAAAACCCAGGACGGGATTCACAGTTTATCTCCTTTCGGCTTTCAACCCGCGAAAATGTTGGATACGGACTTACCAAAGAAAACTTCGAAGCGATCGTCCGCCAGCAAGCCGAATACCTCGTCGCACAAAACGTCGACGGGTACTTCATCGAAGCGCGAGACGCATACCTCTCAGCGCAATCAATCGACGGATGTTTTGATCCTGACATTGATACAGAATGTCCACCACAAAGGGGACATCGCTATGTCCAGGGATGTGACCCAGGTATTTCTTCTGACTCAACATGGTCGGTCGTACTCGATTACTCAGATCGAAAAAGAATTAGAGGAGTACGAGCAAGACGACGAATTGGAAAGCAAACTATTCCGTCCGTGGTGAACATGGTTCGGGAAAACGCACTGCTGTATCAGCAGGACGGCGCTTTCTGCACAACGATCGTTGACGAGACTGGTATGGGCGGGCGGCTCTTCCGACAGGAGTTTAACGTCATTAAGCCACTCAGGGGATACGATTTCGGCGGGACTAAGTCCAAGAAGTTGGTGCTCCTTGCAACGTTGAAGTCCATGCTCGACAAGAAGGAATTGATTTTCCCTCGAGGACAGCCATGGGACGACCTACGCAGACAGTTGCTGTCGTACAAACTAAACGATAAGAAACTCGAAACAGACGCAGTCATGGCTCTTGCGCTTGCCGTATGGTACGCGTCAAGGAATCCAGATCAACCAGTCAAGGACCCAGTATTTTCCTATTATGGAGGAAGTGATTAATGGCTAAAGTTAGAGGCGTTCCTCGCGCATTCCAGGGGACTAGGGCGATTCCTGGTCAGTACACGACTGACCCAGATATCGCTACCCCAGCGCAGATTAAGTCAATCGAAAAGGCTGTCAATAAGGCTCGACGACTCTCAACTGGAGAGATCATTCGAGAACCGCTTGGCGGCGGGAACCCCCTTGTTACCCAAGCCACACCAGCCACGGTTACGGCTGGATCAACTTCTCGATCTGTACCAAAGGCGAAGGACGGCATCCGAGCAACGGGTCCCGCGGTTGCTACTTCCCCTGTTGCGCTAAACGCAAGTGCTGGTGGAATCGGGGTGCCGATTAACAAGAGGTTTGCTAAACTTGAAGTAGGTAAACTAACCGAGACTCAGTCAGCATCCATCAAGATGCTTAAGACGAGCCTTGAGGTTCAAGACGTAAACCCAGACACCAACTTCGAGTTCAACCTATTCGGCGAAGTGCTAATGCGCAAGCAGACTTCGGAGCCAGAGCAGAACCGATTGCGTGCACTGTTCCGTCGATTCGACAATCTCTACCATCCGAATGTAATCACCCTCGGCGGTGCTGACCACTGGGCTGATGACGCCACTGCACGCACCGCTGGTCGAGCCCACGTATCGGTCAACGTACACGCGGCGTATGTCAACATCCCCGCATCGTTGCAGGCGGTCATGCCTGTTATCAACTACATTCCTGCGGGCGAAGACAAAGACTCCCGCCTC